TATTATTATTGTGGTGCACATTCTGGTATGGGTGGTACTATAAATGTACGTCATCTTAGGTATAGAAAATCTATAGGAGCTCAAATCATAAAATATGCAGACCTTGTCATTGGTGGACAAGTAATTGAACGCTTAACTGGCGATTATATATACATGTATGATCAAATACATAATAATAAAGATGATATAGACCAAACACTTTATTTTTTAAATGGACATGATAATTATATACCAGTGTCATATGATTGGGATTATAGCGTACTTTTACCCTTTTACTTTTTTAGACATCCAAGTTTAGCTATACCCGTATGCGCTTTAACAAAACAACTTGTAGAAATACGTATACAATTTAAAAAGATAGAAGATGTTACTATACAATATAATACAGCCACAGATATCCAAGACCCACCTGCGGACGTTTCTTCATCAATTAAAGAAGTTTCACTTGTTACAGATTTCTATTTCGTTACGGAAGACGAAAGAAATTTTTTATTAACCCGCCCAGTTGAATATGTTATTACACAATTACAATTGTCTCGATTTAAATTCAAAGCAGGTGAATCTAAAAAATCTGGTATGCTTAATTTCAAAAACCCCGTAAAGGAGATGTTTTTTATAGCTGAAAGTGAAGATGTTCATAAACTTTGCCCCATAAAACAGGTTACTATGAAATTTAATAATAATACAATCATTGATGCCGATAATTTAATGTTAAGTTACGAACAACCTTTAAAATATTACACGGGTGTTACCGGAAATGATTTTGGAGTTTATAGTTTTTCTATGAAACCAGAAACATATTATCCTACCGGACAGGTAAATATGAGTAGAATATCACATAACTTAATAGAAATTGAACTCGAAACACCAGATGTAAATTTCGCACACGATGTAAGTATATATGCCGTAAACTATAACGTCTTGAGAATACATAGCGGTCTCGGAGGTTTAAAATTTTAGTCAGTTATACTAGTAATGGCTGGTCGTGTTCAATTACAAACATCAGGTCCACAGGACGTTTTCTTTACGAAAGACCCAGAGTACACTTATTTTATAAAAAATTTTCAAAAACATACAAACTTTGCACCTTTCTTTGTTGATTTAGACGCAGAAGGCGAAATTGAATTTGGAAATACTATACGATGTACTATACCCCAAAATCAAGGTGATCTTCTTAAAACCGTAAGTTTAAAATTTGAATTAGATGCCATCGAACAAATGACGGGCGGTCCGTTTTCAGGAACGGGATATGTTGAATCAATTGGTCATGCTATGATTGATTACATAGAACTTCTTATTGGTGGTCAGGTTATTCAACGTATCCCAAGAGATTTTTTAGCTATTTATTCGGATAATTATATATCACAAACAAAACAACATAATTTATCTAAACTCGTTGGTAAACCACCATTGGAACTTTCGGGAACACAGGTAAAAGATTTAAGTATAATTGGATACCTTGGTAATGCAACTTCATCTAATAAGTATTTTGTCGATATACCCTTTTACTTTTATAATAACCCTGAACTCGCCATACCAATATGCGCTATAACAGAACAAGAAATTGAAATTGTTATTAAATTGAGAGACGTACAAGATTGTATATACAATAAATACGATAATATACATCCAGTTTATCCATCTACAAACCAAAAACCATTAGGACTTATTAAAAATTTTAAATTAACAGCTGAAATGATATCCATAAATGAAGAAGAAAAACAGAAACTAATAAGTCAGAAAACGGATTATATCATTACACAAGTTCAGGAAAGTCCAATAGCTAAAATAGATTCTGGTGTTACTGATATTAAACATAAACTTGAATTTAAAAACCCAATAAAAGAATTATTCTTTATAATTCAGACCGTAAATCCAAAACAACCCGGTTTTATAGGTGGTCAAACTAATTTAGTATCTGCATTTGATTATGATTTAAATTACGAAATATATTCAGCTAAATCTGAATATATAAATTATGAACATTTAAGATATCTCGAATTAACACTTGATGATATAGTAATTTTAAATGAAGCTACAGGTAAAATTATAAACTTGCGCGCCGTTCAGAGTGGAATACATCATTCTAGAACACAATTATTCAGGCGATATTATTCATATAGTTTTGCATTAGAACCCGAAAGATGGTATCCAACAGGGCAAAGAAACTTTAGTTTAGTTAAAGACCAATATTTAAAATTAAGTTTGAATCCATATAATGATGGTGAAAGGGAACTTAGAGTTTTAGGTCTAAGTTTTAATATACTCCGTATAGAAAACGGTATTGCTAAAACACTGTTTAATCTATAATGAATCTACAAGAAAAAGAAGCTACTGCAAATTTAATAGAGCAGGTTCAAGACTCTGCTCTTAATATTATACAACCCGTCCTCGAACGTTCAATGATTCTTGCCGCCGAATACGCAAAAGCGTGTGGTCGTGATATCATTCTCAGCGAGGATATGGAATACGCTATGAAATATTGTGCCATGAATGAAGTTGGTAAAAAGTTGGGTTCACATTTCCCCGAAATATATGAAGAATCGTCAGACGAGGAAGATGATGAAATTATAATAGAAGATGATGAAATTATACCATTTTCAAGATATTCAGGTAGGGAATATAAATTCGTTAAAATGAATATGGCATATGATAATTGGGACGCGTGGAAACCCATGAATCCGTCAGAAATTATGTTAAAAAATGCTATCGATAGTAATGAACATATCAGAGCCTGAAGGATGGGCGAATACGTCACCAGAATATTTTAAAATACGAGATGATCGATGTTCCGAATCTGATTCTGATTCTGATTCTGATTCAGGAACAGAAACGTCTATATCGGGTACAGAATCTGAAATAGATCCAGCGGAAGTGGGTAAAATGTTAAAGGGGTATATGAAACCTAAATATTATAAAAAAATTTTAATAGAAGAGGAACTGCTCCCAGATTAAAATCTCAGGATAAAGTATAAAAAAAATGTCCGCTGTCGCCGCTGAAACTGTCACTCTCGTTACTAGAGAACTCGAATCCCAATCCCTCAACGCCATTGTTGCTGGTTTTTCCTTCGCCGCCGCCCTTTCTTGGATGGACTTGGTTAGATGGATTGTCAACCAAGTCGTCAAGGTTAACAAGAACGGTGGTATGAACTACACTCTCACTGCCCTCTTGACAACACTCTTGTCTATTGTCGTCTACGTTGGTATCTCTCGTGTCTCCTCGAAGGTCACGAAGCCATCCCAACCAGTCTTCGCGGTTACTCGTTAAGTCTTGGTTTACGCATAACAAGCAATAAAAATAAACCGGTTGCAACTACTAAAAATATAGATATAAATGCATCCCATCTACGCGGATCCTCTAATTCGGGGATACTCATAGGTGGTGGAAGAGAAAAGTCTCTTTCCACTTTAGCTACATTTTCAAGTTTATCAGTAGAACATGTTACTGCAAGTTTTAGTATATGATTTGCGTTTCTAAAATCGTATGGTATTAAACGATTATTACTACTATAATAAAACTGAACACGTAAACTCGATATCGTTTTTTGAGATCCAGAATCAAAATTATGTTCTACTGTATCGTCAACACCAGAATAATTAATCACGTCACCACAGAAAAGAATACGTCCCGTATAAAATGGTGTTTCTGAAAACACAGTTTTGTTAAATTCATCTGAACCACTACTTAATTTAACAATAATTGCATCGGCACCTTGTAAATTAATACTACCTGTTTCTAATGTATTCCCTGTAGAAGCAACATTACTTGCCGGTAATCCTAATATATCATGTGGTGTTGTATATCCAGGTGTACCAGATGCATAACCATTTTTACCACCATAAAATTCAAATGTAAATGGAGCACTACCAGTGAATGTTATAGCATTAGTCTCTTTTTCAAATGATGCGGATGTTATATCAGCTGAAGCAGTAACAACAGCCTGTGCTAAATCTTTACCACTATAGTTTCCTATAGGTATTGTGACTGTTGTTCCATTTATATCAAATTGATTGTTCCTGGAGTTTATCAGGTATTGACTATTGTGTATACGCGCTGATATAAGTGATATCTTTGTAACATCATAAATTGGATTTTTAAGTTGTACGACATAATCAGAAGGATCTGGGTACAAAACGGGATCGCGTTCGCCACTATCTATGTCTAGGGTATGTACCTTCATTAAAATATATGAGCATTATTTTAATGAGTGTATTTCTCAATTTTATCTAATTAATTACGAAAGACTATGTACCAATGGGTTATTCGCAAGTTGTCTTCTAGCTGTATCTAAACTCATATTAGAAGCATTTGGATTTTCGTGACCTTTATAAGCATTAAATTTATGATAATCGTTATTTTTGTATTGTTGTGTCCATGCCCCATTCGCGGCATTTATTCTTCCATCGATTCTAGATGTATCGGACCTAACACTTGTAACCATACCACCTTGATTAAGTGCATCTGCACGGACATTCATTCTACCTGGACCCGCTGCACGACCAGCCTTACCACGACGGTCATCTGGTCTGAAACCATAATTAGTAAGGTCTTCTGCTGTATGTATGGAACCATATGTTCGTTTTTCACCGATTTTAGTAGCTGGTGCATTCAAATAACCACCAACAAAACTGGATATACCTGGTGCTGGCTGATTATTGTATTGATAATGTTCGATGTTACCATCCTTTTTATTACGTGTTGGCTCTTGTGCGCGTGTGAGTGCAGATACCGTTCTCTTTGCAGTTGCAAAACCCAAAGTATCAGTTCTCGAACCTGTTTCAGATCTATTAGTCGTTCTCTTTGTACGTTCATGCTCTGCTCTTGGTGTTCTACCAGACATACCTTGGGCACGACCCGCAGCCGTTGGAAGACGTTCTGGAAGAAACGCCGTCTTTTCTGGTCTATTTTGCGAAACTTTGCCAACGACGCCACGTCTACCACCCTTTGGATCAAACGCTGGACCAGACCTACCTGGTAAAGTTGTTAAACGATACGCACCAACATTTTCAGGGTTAACACGGAATAATTGCTGGTTACCTCCAAAAGCAGGTACTTCTGGACCAACACCCAAACCTGGACCAACGAGCTGTTTTTCAACTGGAGAAAGATTATTCATTCTTCCAGCATCATACATACGGTTTCTCATCGTTAAAACCTCTCCACCAGATGATCTTTGTTGTCGTGAAATATCGGCAAACGAACCAATTTCTTCCTTTGTTTGGTATGTTGGTTCTTCAAGTGGTGATAAAGGACCTAAATACCCGGGTGGTGCAGTGACATCTATGTCAGAAAATTCCGAAACGATTTCTTGTTCTTCTATTGGATTACCTTCTACTGAATATTTTTCTTCTGATTTACTTAACTTTCTTCCGGCATAAACTAGGCCGGCTATAGCCATTATAGAGATAGGGTCAGCCATTCTTATTTCTTAGCGAGATTTTTATTGAGGTATCTTTGCTGAAATAAACCATTTTGTGTGTCGGCACGTGTACTTGCTGCATCATAAGTTTGTGTTTGAAGCGGCAATTTGCACTCAACATTTTGGAGTGGGTGAAAATTTCTTTCGTATGTTTTCGCTAAAACCTTGTTAAAACGAGATGTGGATTGTGGTCTGAGTTCATCAGATGTATTAATATATTCTGCTGGTGATCCTTTACCGGCCATATATGGAGCAGTCCCATATAACATAGTATTTGGACGACTTGAAACATAGTTCAAAGTACTGGGCTGGGGATACACTAAAACTTCTTCAGATGCACATACGGATGGAACCGCGTGATCTTGAACAACTTTCATTCCTGGTTGGAGTTGATACGCCATTTATTATAACAAGAGATTTTGTTTATGGAAATCGAGTATCTACTACTTTATTATTCAATTATTAAAAATTACGAAGTGTGGCCAGCGGGTAAACCCGAACCTCTGTGCATACCACTTCTTTTATCACCGTTTGGATCAAGTCCCGCAAATGCTTCAAGCTGAACACCTCTCGCGTCTGGATTACACAATGTCTGGTCTTGACGACATGTACCAACATTTCTACTACCATGAATAAATTCATAATAAGGTGTATCACCCAAGGATGTATCTGGCATACTTACAAATTGTCTGGATAACCCATTTCTTTGATATTCGGGCATAGATGAACGCGAACGACCTGGACCGTATTTGATATCACCTGTAAGAAAATTGTTTACGGGAGCCTTTACAGTTGGGTAATGGCATGATTGTGGTCTATCTGGTCTGTCTACATAATCAGACATAAGTACATTACCCATGGGGTTATCCTTTGTTGGCATAGTACATGGTTTACCCTCGTTATTGTATACATGTGTTGGTCTTGCAACACCTTCTTTAACCATATCAGACTTTTCCATTATATAAAGAACACCGAGTACGGTGGCGCCTAGAACGAATATGCGTGGATCACGCTTTATAAGATATATTATACATGTTGCATAAATGATAAAACGAGCAGTTGCGTTAACACGCTCTGCTGAAGATTGTGTTTTTGTTGGCCAAAATTCATGAACTTTGTCTACACGAACCAATTGTTTTGGATCTTCAAACCAAGATGTCATTTATATATAGTGAGTTTATTTTTTCATCATACCACCCAACATACCCTGCATAGTTTTCATCAAAGCAGCTTCGTCAAGTTCCGTTCCATCTTCACCCATTTTATCGGCACATTGCTTTGCAACAGTTTCAATCATGGAAAGTGTTTCTTCTGGGATAGAACTTATAGTGGTTCCAAGCATGTATAAGGTCTGAACATATTGCCAAATTGCATTTTTTGTATTTTCGGAAGCAGAACCCCAATGTTTTTCAAGATCTACACCTTTCATAAAATCCAAATTCTTAGATTCATTAATAAAAAATGTTTCGTCTTTAGCTGAAATCTTGTCAGCATATGGTGTAACACCATTCATAAACCCATCAACGACTAATCGTGGGTTAGCTTCCTTCATTAAGTCGAAAGCGGATAAACACTTTTTCAAGCCTTTTTCTTCTGGAAATGTCTTGTGTAATTCCACAAGAAATTGACCCATCATATCATTGAATGCAGTCACGGAAGCCATTTTTATATAGTAATGACGTATATTATCTTTAAGTTATAAAATTAAAATGGTTCTGTTGATATGGTCTCTTTCTTACCTAATCCGTTAGTAACGATAAAAAATACTAAAATTGCTGTAAGTGTTGCTGGTTTTGTATATGCACTTAGTGGAAGTTTACCTTCATTGTTAATTTTCGCTTTGAAATGTATATATCCAGCGGTTATCATACCGGCGATTATACCGGCCCATGCTGGGTCTCTTAAATAGTCTTCAAACTCCATTTAATAATACCCAACTTTTTTTGCACGGGTTTCGGATGCGTCCGGAAATAATACACCTTCATCTTCTTGGTGTGTCGCCTGTGGTTGTGGTTGCGGTATTTGAGAACTCGTTTTTGTATTTATAGTTCGAAATTCATTTTCAAATGGAGATGGTCTTTCTGGTTCCATTGGTTGTTCCATTGGTTGCTCCATTGGTTGTTCCATTGGTTGCTCCATATGGGATTCTTCCATGGAATGTTCTTCCATGGTAGGTTCTCCTGAAGGTGTTTCAAATGGTTCCTCCGTTGTTTCTTCTTCATATCCATCAATAAGATCAGGATCTTCTGAATCACCAACTTCGGCTTCACCAACGTCCAAGTCTTGTCCTTCTTGTGTTTGGGACATATATGTCTGTAATATTTGTTGAACTGGTATAAGTTCCTTTACAGATGTTTCAATACACGCACAAAATCTCTCATACAATTTATCATTTCTCGCATGTTCGTTCTGTGCTTCGTGGTAAATATATGGATCTAAATATAAATCCTTTGCTGCGTTGTTATAACACGTCTGAATGAAAACTTCATTCGTTGGAAGTTTGAGAGAAATCTTTTTATTATCTTTATTTAATCGAACTGCAGACAAAATCTTAACGCAACTTACAAAAACAGCTGCTAATAAATCATTAAACCAAGCACATCTATTTGTTATATTATCTGTGTGTGTTTTTGATAATGCATCACTCCAATTTGGAACTTCCTTTAAAAGTTTCTGATACATTACAAGAACTTTTCTACCTTTTGAAAGCTTATAAGCTTCTTCATACATTGTTTCGAACGTTTCAATCATAACAGGGCACATAAGTAAACATAATTGACCTATATACTCACGCTTAGCCTCTACTAATATATTAAGTGGGTCGCTCATGTTTGTATTATAATTACATTATTAAACTTTAAACTCTCACGCATGTCTCCTGTATTTATTTGCAGCCTTCTTGAGATTTATAAGTGTAGGAAATTCCTCTGGGTCATCTGGTTCATTATTTGAATCATTTTTATTTGATTTTTTATTTGGTCTCCATGAAATACACAATTCAAAATCACCTATAACCTGAACATAAAAACCACCTATTTCGAACTGTCGTTTTATATATTGTAACGCTTTCATCCTGTTAAAATGAGGATAACCCATAACAAATGAAGGTATTTGACAGAATAGATATTTGTGACCTAATTCAACTGACTGTCTTATCTTCTTTGAAATTTGTTCGTATATTTTGGTATATGTCTCTTTTTTCAAATGATTTCTTTTTTCAGCTATACGTGTTATTTCATCGATACTGATCATTATGATGTATTAAGAACTTTTAATCTGTAATTTTACATACCCGGGGGGTACACTATTCTATCCTTAATGGCACCTTGTTCTGGTTTTATAACTGGAACTGGGTTAGTTGAATCAATAGGGGTATCAACTGGTGGTTTTCCATACATGGTTTGTGGATCTAATATAGTTTTTTCTACAAGTTGTGTATGTTTGATTTTATCAATTTCACTTTGTCTTACATTTGTATAATCTTCAAACTCTTTACCCTTTATAGATTTTTGGTAAATACTTGGATCCGTAGGTGGATTTATATCTATTGGTTGTGCTTTCAAATTCAAAATAACTGCTTCATCATTAATAATTCTAATATCAGATGTAACGGCAAATCCCATAGCAAATCCTCTATGTTTTACTGTCATGAATTGACATCTATATATTTCCTGTTTGGAAAGTTTGTCCTCGAACTTTCTAACACCCGTTGTTTCTATAATATAAGTACAAAGTCCAGTTCTTTTAGAAATTTCTTTATTGGTTGCAAGAACCATTTTCTGCATGAGATCATTAGTTACAGAAACATCTTCACCAGATTCTGTATATCCCGATAAATCAGTTTCCATACCATCGAGGGATATTGGGCCAACTGGTTTAGTATACCCAGAGAACCCAAATTGTTCTGTAAACATTTCTGTCCTGGACATCATCATAAGTACGAGAAGTATTAATACTATCAATACAAGCTTCATTGTTTAGTATTAAAACTTATTTTTTTCACTGAAAAAATAAAAAGTTTGTCAGAAAAATCGACGAGTTTTTTAGTCGTCGATTTTTCTGACAAACTTTTCGCGAAAATTATCATTTTTTAGTCGTTTTTTCTAAAATATTTCTAAAATAAAAAAATATACCTAAATTATATAGTAAAAAATTAAAAAGTTTGTCCAAAAAATCGACGAGTTTTTTGTACATTTTTCTAAGAATAAAAAGTATACCTAAATCATACAGTAAAAAATTAAAAAGTTTGTCCAAAAAATCGACGACTTTTAAAATATTTATTTTTATATATACTAACTCCTTCGAAGAGGGACTTTTTTTTCAAAAATAAATTTTTCTTTAACTCGTCGATTTTTTGGACAAACTTTTCGTTATTTTATAATATTAACATATTTTACTATATAATTTGTATATACTTTTATCGTTATTTTTAATAAATTGTGTTACATTTTTGAAATATATTTATACATTTATAATAAAAAATGTGGATGTTACTGTGTCGCCCTATTACAATACCAACTAATGTTACAGGTCAGACAATGCTTAGTACAGATAAATGTAGAATCGTAACCATTTCTCCAACGAATGATAAAAGTAGGTTTGTTATTGATTTAGTTGAGGATGCACCTGAAATTTATGTAAAACCAGATAAAGATGCTGATATAATGTAAGTAAATGCCATCAACACCTTTCGTAAATAGTAATATAAGAACAGCTATACCTAATACATGTGAGGGACTCCAACAGATTTTGGTAAGAGTGGTATATGAACATAATAATCCATCAGTAGTTGATTATATAGAAGCATATGCCTCTCCTATATTTTCATTTAATTATAACGCGCTTTATTTAAATCGAAATGATACTTTACCAACACCAGAAGATGGTAACATTCGTCCAATTTCCATGTTCAATTATAATACAAATATATGGAATACACGAGATAATGTTTTAATCGATAAAGATTATATTTTTAGGCATGATACGGTTTGGTCTCCAACTAAATATTTTCCCCGTTTAAGAGATTTTTTTAGACATATTCGCAATAGGTATAATTATGAAGGTGAAATAACAGGTACAGATTGGTTGTGTCGTCCACCGATTAACCCCGAACCCTTATATGATAGAGATGTAACATTACGTAGTGTTTCACGATCTGTTATGGAAATTATTGATAAAAATTCATCAAACTTACCCGAGGGTGATTATTTGAAAATATGCGATGAACTTAAAAGAATTAGAGGGTTATAAATAAATGTATTGTTTTACGAAGCGTAAATTATCAAAAACCGATGTTTCTATACCCGTTTTTAGCCTTGATAAATATGAAGGGTACGCCAAGGTTACTGATGTGTATGACGGTGACACGTTCAAGGCGTGTATTATACTTCACAATCGCGTTTTGAAATTTACTTTCCGAACCGTGGGTTACGACGCACCCGAAATGAAACCACCAAAGGATATACCTAATCGTTCTAAACACATTTCTATGGCAAAACGTGCCAAGTATACGTTCGCGAGTTTTCTAGGGTTCGACGATCGCGCAAAACATATGTTATGGAACCCGTTTATGTGTAGATTTAGAGTAAACGGGTGGGTATGGATTTCATGTAAGAAAAACGATAAGTACGGACGAACTCTCGTTTTCGTCTATAAAAATAGAAGGGATATGGTTTCGATTAACCAGAAAATGATAGATACAGGGTTCGTGAACGCGTACGATGGTGGGACTAAAAAGGAATTTGATTTATAATTAAAGAATAAATTAATAGTCTTTATATAAAAAAATGACAGAAACATACAATCAATCTCCATGCGAATTCAGATACAAAATCGATTCATGTTCGAAAGTTGTTGACGGTGATACCGTTGACGTTCTTATCGATTTAGGGTTCGATGTACTCATTCGCCAACGCGTTAGATTACTCGGTATAGATACCGAAGAATCGCGAACTTCCGATAAAATTGAAAAGATTTATGGGAAACATGCCAAGAAACAGATTCTTAAATGGGTCACAAAAGCAGTTGAATCCGATAAGGACGATTGTGAAATTGAATTGAGATGTCCAGAACGCGACTCTGTAGGTAAATACGGACGCGCGCTCGGTGAATTATGGGTTTTGGAAGATAATAATTGGACGAACGTGAACAAATGGATGTGTGAAAATGGTTACGCTGTTCCATACGTTGGTCAAAACAAGAATGATGTTCGGGAACACCATATGTTGCACAGAAAAATGCTAGCCGATAGAGGTGAACTTGTTATCGACGAAGATGGGACATTTTTAACATCTTCAACTAAAACTAATTAATAATATAGGTTATATACATATGGAAAAGTACCTTAGACGTCTTTTAGCTATAATTGATGATAATAAACATAATATACGTGAAGGTGATTATTTAGAAATGTGTAATAATTTAAGTAAAATAAGGAAAATTAATGCACGTGAAAATATAAATAGAAAAATTAATTATATTATTAAATTTACAAAATATATTATATTTGTGAAATATAGTTTTGGAATATTGTTTAATAAAAAAAAGGAGGATGATAATTAATATGTATAAAAAGTATAATACATGGTAATTCATGACAACCGAATATTATAACGTGGTTATAAATCCAGACGGTATGCCAATAATTGGTGTTAACGATACAGTTAAAAAACCATTACCTTTACCTGAACCTGAAACTGAAAATGAACCAATACAGGGACAAAATAGAATCCAAATGATTGATATTAATATAAGGAGTGTTAAAATACGCAATCTATATAAGATTTTTCATATTAATATGCTTATATTAACAGTATTTTACGCCGTTTTATTAATGCAGGAATATATAACACTTTTAGATGTGGTTTTATCATTCATACAGTGTTTATACATTTTTGAAAATAATGAAAATTTTTTAAAGGTGCACACGTTTTATTTAATTATATCTTTTAGCTTTACAGCTTCTCTTAATATGTATGATTTTATGGGATATTATTTCTTGTATAGTGTTATAAATGTGGCTACATTTATGACATTAATGTTAGATAGAAATGAATATTATACCGAACAATTAAGATCGCGTCTTGAACAAGATGTTGTTTAACTTTTTACGCGTTTAAATTTACTAAAAAAACTTTTTTTTCCTCCTTGGGACTTTCGAAGATTTATACCATTACCACAACCCCTACCTAAAAACCTGAGTTGTTGTTTTCGAAATTCTTTATCTATATTTTGTTTAATTTCATTCATTGTTTTATTACCCAATTGATTAATAAATTCCTTTTTATTGAGACCATTACAAATTTTATTTTTAGAATTTATATAATTTGTTAAAGATTTTCTATTTCTTTCAGTGTTGTTATTAACCATTTGTATAACCTGATATTTTATTTTTCGGGTGGTTTTTCTGGTCCTGTGTATGTATATTTATGTACCCATAAATTACATACCCATTTTTCACCGGACTTAACTGGTGCACCTCCATGTATAGCCTTTTTCGTCATACATTCATAATTATTTAATGTATCAAAAAATAATGCATCACCTTTTTCTAAGCGATATTTTTTGTTTATAACTGGAAATACAGTTTCACCCCCTTCATAATCGTCATTTAAGGCGATTATAAATGTATACATACGTCTATTTTTATCTAATGAAAATGCATCTTGATGAGGTTTATAAAAACCACCTGGTTTATATCTAAGAACTTGTAAATCTTCAAAATTTTCTAAAGGTCTGTCTGTCATGGTTTGACAATTACGTATAAGTTTATCAACGACGGGATCCTCTGATGCTTTTATCCACGCAGTTTCACTTTTACGCTCTGAATTATTTATTTTAAAATTTCCACCGATTGTTGAAGGTTGTAGATTAGGTTCCGCTATTTTCCTAATATGATCGCATTCCTGTTTTGACAATACATTTTTCATTACTGTTGGGTTTCTATATATAGGTATAAAGAACCATATAATAAGTAAAAATGATAGAAATAAAATTAATTTATTTATTTTTACGTTCTTCATTTATTACAATAAGCTGATATATTTTTTCAATAAAAATTGAGGTGGACATAATAATAAATTTACTGCTATATCAGAATATCTACCAAATATGTTGTCATAACGAATTATAAATGCTATAAACCAAAAATAAAGTGAAATGATATAATGTAATTTTGTCATATTAGACGCACTTTTTACAAGACCTACGATGAGGTTTACATCTAAATATTTACTATCACTGATTATATTAGATTTACAAACAATTATAATAGATAAAAAATTAAATAATACATCCATGAAAACAAGACGACGATTCCACATATATCCCAAGATTAATATGTCAATATGTCTCGATATATAAACGGATTTATGTGTAACATCATTTGAATTTAAATGATAAATGGCGTTTGATATACTTCCAAAATTTTCCAAAATTATAAATGGAAACAATGATGTAATAGCAGAAACTATTTTAGTTTTCATTTATAATAATTATGCATCTATTCTTAAAGTGCGCGTAAGAATATATAATGTGGTATAGATGAATTATATCTATTTCTTATGCGTGTTATAACTTTATTAGAATAATCTGCCAAACCATGAATTGTACGTAATATACATTTGGTTTTAGATGTATCAATTATCCATTGACGAAGTAAATCTCCACATGCATCCGAAAACATTTCATAGATATTACGTATATCTTCTATTTTACATTTATATTTATCACGTCTTTGTAATTCTTTTTTGAAATTGTCAATTGATAATTCTTTTAATAGATATTGTACACGTAATTGTAAATTATCATCATCGTATAAACCCCCATATTTATATATAAGATCTCTATCTATCATTGTTAGTCTATAACTTAAATCTAATATATTATCATTTGCACCTGCACAAAAAAGTTCTTCATATGTTGGTCGACCCCCACACGGTATATCACCATGTTCTCTCGATCTCTTTTTAAATTCGAAATAATGGGGGTTATGTACACGACCAGTTTCTATACGTCCGGAACGCCAATCAAACGCTGTATGACATTCTGTACACCACATCTGCGCACAACCATCTATTTTATGTATCATAGTTCCACATTTAGGGCATGGTTTTGTATCCTTATTTATGAGTTTTATAGTTTTAACTGTTTCAGGATCACATATATGGTTGGAAGTTATGGGTTCATTACAATGTTTACAAAATGTTTGTAAACATAAACCACAGTTCATATTTTCATCCAAAAACCCTCTACATTCATGTTGTGGACATTTACGTGTAAATTTTGAACCACTTACATTATTAATATTTATTTCAAGAGTTTGTACTTGGTGGACAATATCTTCTATTTCTTGTGCTATTTTTACTATAGAATCATCATATACTTTTGTTGGGTTATTCATATTTATTGCTTCTGAACGTAAAGACCTCATCATATATAAACCATCTAAAAGTTCATAATATCTCTTTCTAATAGAATGCATTTTTAGTTTATATTCCGCATACGGTTGTGTTTCTGGCATACGGGCTATTTCGCGTTCATATAATATATTTTCACGATGTTTTTTGTATTCTATATTTCTAAAACGTTTAGTACAAAACGAGTCTATAAATTCACGATCATGTTCATGTTTACAATTCATACAGTGTGGTTCTTCTGTCGAAGATAATAAATAGGTTTGAATACATGTTTTACATGCATTATAATTACAATAAGGGCACGTCACTTTTTTGTGATTCGTTTTATTATACGCATCACAACAAACTGAACACGTATCCATACTTATATGGTATACGTTTTTTTTCTTTAATAAGTTATTTTTTTATTTAAGGCGGTTTGTATTTAATAATATAGCGATTACAACTGCTAAGATTACTAGTGGTAAATCATAAGCTGCTTCAGATTTAGAAGTCCATCTTGTTGTGAAAAATACAGATAGAAATACACCTGATATGCGTAGAGCGGCTTCGATGTGTTGATTCATTTTATTTATATATACTTACATTTTTTTACCATTTAAAAATGGGTTCTTATCGAGTTTCCCATTGTGAAACACAACTGGGTTGTAACTTGTTCCGTCTGCATAATAGACTTTTGTATACCATGATTTTGAATTTGGGTCCCAAATACTTTTTGGTTTTAAACCGCATTTATACAAAAGTTTTTCGTGCATATCGTCACGACTTCCGGTATATTCTCCGGATTTGTTTCCTTTAACGATAGTTTTTGCTTTCTTTTCATCACTAATAGAGCGGGCGTATTGGATCATCACGGATGATAAACCTCTGTGCATGTTTTATTAGTAATTGGAATATTTCTTTTATGTATATTTAAATTGTAACAGCTACTGGTGCTTCGGTTATCGTTTCTGGTTCTTTTTCTGGTGAGAGACAACATACACTACGACTTGCCATAATTGCACCTAT